GAGGATTCCAAGAGCAAGACCAACGCTGGCGCCAGTGCGCTGACGTTCGGCCAGTTCATTGTGCAGGAAGTGAGGGACAAGGGCACCGACTACGCCAACCGCGGAGCCGTGGCCGACATGCTCAACTGGGGCATCACCAACCCTCCGGCCAAGCTGGTCACCGTGTGGCCCGGCCTGACCGCAGCGCAGAAAACTAACGCCGTCCAATACATCAACCAGGTCGGGCAATGAACAACAAGCCCCAGCAGCCCAAGTTCGACCCCAGCCGCATCGGCCTGCCCAAGGACATCCGTCAGGTCATCGAGCGCCTCAAGGCCCGCGGCGTCATCGGCATGCGCTTTGATGCGCTGCCTGCCAAGGAGTGGCACTTCAAGAAAAGCCCACGCACGGAGTGCAAGTGGTGCGGCCAGTCCTACAGCGAAACCTACACCAAGCATTTGTGCAAGACGCGTCGGCTGGCGCTTAAGCACGTATGATTTCAGCGGCCGGGAAACGCAAAAGGTCTGATTCCAACGCATGTTTTTTGGACAAGCCAGCAACTCCCAGTTGAGCCAAGGGCCACGCAGCCTGCGCCACCGCCGGGACGTTAGGGACAAACACGACCGGTAGAAGCCGACCTCGTGGAAAACGTATCAACCAACGGCCGCTGAAAACTTCTAATGACATACGCTCACCTCTACAAATCCAAGGACGGCTGGCGCTGGCGCATGATGCGCGGCGGCCGGATTGTCGCCACCAGCGCCGAAGCCTACGTGGAAAAGCGCAAGGCCGAAGGCAGCCTTGTGAACCTGGTCACTAGCCTGTCTAGCGGCGGTGTCCGCCTGAAGAAGGGAATCCAATGACCCCGGAATGGAACGAGTGGAAAGGCGCCATCGACGTGAAGATTGAAAACACCGCCGAACGATTCAGCGAACTGGAACACCGCATGCGCGCACTGGAGGACAAGGTCGGCGACATCGTCGCAAAGCTGGCTGTGCCGTTGTTCTTGGCCGGCATCGGCGGGCCCATTCTGGGCGCCATCATTGTCTACCTCCTTACCAAGGGCCTCAAATGAACAGCGAACTTGACGTCCTCATGGCCAGCCTCAAGGGCGAGTTCGGCCTGACCTTGGCATTCACCAGCTGGGTCACCGTGCTGCGCATCGTGTTCTCGTTCTTCAACACCAAGTTGAAGGAGTTTGCCGAGCAGGCCCTGCCCGCAGAACAAGCTGGCATTCAGCGGTTGCTTAACAGCCTTCCATGGCGTGTTCTTGTCTTTGTGGTCAACGTGCTTTGCAGCGTCAAGCTGCCCACCACCGCCAAGGGCGTCAACCAACCCATGCCATGAACTTTGCCAGCTCGTTCTTTCTGACCATGTCTCGCCTCTCTGTAGCGGAGCGGTGCCAAGTGTTTCGGACCTGTCGTCTGATACCGGTGGTCATCTTAGCTGGCATCCTTTCCGGTTGCTGCATCATCAAGCCAGGTCAGGACCCGGTGGTGGTGCGTGCTGAGCAGTCCATGCGCGCGCTTTACACCACCACCGATGCGTTTCTGGAATGGGAATACCGGCACCGTGCGCAGGTGGCCTACCTCAAGCCCGTGGCCGACAAGCTGCGGCGGCATGTGCCCGGCGTGCTGGCCGTGGCTCATGATGCCCTGCGCTCCTACAAGGCGGGCAAGAGCGTGGAGACACGCGCCAACCTGACCGCTGCCTTGTTACCAGTTGGTGAACTACTGGCCGAAAGCCAGGCCATGGCCATCAGCATCAAGGGCCTGACCGCCGCCATTCCATGAACTTCGCAGCCCTCACCGCCCTCATCGCTGGCGTCATCCAGCTCGTCGAGCTCATCCAGAAGCTCGTCGCCATTGCCAAGCAGGACAGCGCGTTGGATGCCCGCCAATGGACCATCCTGGAAGGCCAGCTGGAGCAGCTTCGCAACGAGGCCACCAAGCCAATCCATTGGCGAATCGACCCGTAAACCGTGGGCGACTTTGACTGCACAAGGCCGGCCGATGGCACGCCGTTGCTGACGTGTTGTCAGGGAGCGCCGGGAAACCTGGTTGCGTGCGGTAATCTGGTCACCAAGGAGGTGCTGTATACGGCCACCTTCTGGCTCAACGTCAACACCTGCCAGTTGTTCAAGACGATGGTGGAGACGGTTCGGCAATACAACAACGTGACCGAAGTGGTCGAGGCCGACCGCATCACCACCTACGATTACAAGCTCGTGCCATCCAACGGCACGCAGCTGGACGAGTCCGCCACCTACACGGCTCCCATTGCGTTGAACGATTTCAACTTCATGTGCGGCAACACGGTTGGGCGCGTGACCGCGTTCAACTGCAATCAGACCGGTGAGACCTTCACGGTGCGTTGCTTTGACAGCGCCGGAAACGTGCTTCCGAGCGTGCGGTGGGAATACGAAATCGCCTACTCCAATCCCATCACGTGGCAGGAATTGCTTGGTCCGTGGAATGAGCTGCTTAATTTCACCAGCGGCAATTTCGAGACTTTGACTGGGAGCCGCATCAGCTTTGACCGCTTTGGAAACATCAGCCAGGGCACCACCTTTGCGTTGCCACCGCGCTGCCAGTCAGGGGACGTGCGTGACGTGGACGATGGCGCCATTGGCGGCATGATGCGCAAGGCCAGCATCACTCCTCCGGTCACCTACTGGTATTCGCAAGCCGGTCCATGGCAAGACCCTGCCACGTCGCAAAGCAAGTGCGGGTTCCGCCGGGTGGACTTCATCTGGCGCGCTTGGTTTAGCCGGGTGGATTTGAGCCAGTTCTACCAAGTCGAGACGGTGAACCTGCAGAGCATTCCAACGCCAACCGTTTGTCCACAGTTTAGCCCTTTGCTCAACGACAACCTTAACTGCCAGTCGGTTCAGGTGCTGGAGTTTAGCGACGGGCTGGACGACATCGGCGGAGCGCGCCGCCCCATCTTTGGGCCGACCAGCTACGACGCCCACATCACCATAACGCGTTGCCGCAGCTAGGCCATGGAGTGGATGCAGCACGCCAAGGGCGAGGTCTACCGCCCTCCAGTCCCGCCACCCGGCCTCGGCACCCGCATCGCCACCATCCTGCGCCGGCTGGGCATTGAACGCCTGGTCTACCGGCTCAAACCCCAAGGCTGTGGCTGCCAAGCCAGAGCGGCCTGGCTGGACCGTCATTTCCCCCTTCGCTGGCTTGCCCGCCGCCGGCCCAAATAAATCACTTTAGCGCTTGCTAACCCAAGCCGATTGGGTATTGTATCGGCATGCAAACCAATACCGCCCATCGTTACGGACCTTGGCTGTGCAAGCAGCGCGCTGACGGCATGTGGATTGTCGAGCAGTTCAACTACACCACCGGGCGCATCCATCGCTGGCCGCCGTTCGCCACCGAGGCCGAGGCCCGCCAGTGGCTGGCCGATTTGACTGGCCAGCCGGTCCGTTGTACAACCACCGCGCAATGAGCAAGCCTCCTCAAGCCGTTCGTGATTACCTCGCCAAGCTAGGCCGCAAGGGCGGCAAATCCACCAGCCCAGCCAAGTCGGCCGCCAGCCGCGCCAACGGCAAGAAAGGCGGGTGGCCCAAGGGCAGGCCACGCAAGGTGGTCACCGCCCTGCTGGCCCTCCTGCTGCCTGCCAGCCTGCTGGCCCAGACCCGCACCAATCCGCCCGTCCTCGTGCTGGACGCCATGGTGTCCTTCATCCAGCCCGCCGGCAAACGGGCGCTGGTGTATTTCCGGCCCAGCTCAAGCAAGCCATGGCAGCTGGCCAATGAGTTGCCAACCAACGCCGTCCCGGCCGACCAGGCTGTCATGCTGCGGCTGAAAGACGTGGGCAATAGGACGGAGTGCAAGGTGGAGTTTCGTTAGGGCGCCAAGGCCCAGAACCGGTCCGTGTCGGCCGTGCTCACAAGCTCCTTGTAGTGCCCGCGCAGCATGTCCACGGAGTTCCCCAGCCACTCAGCCACCTGAGCCGCGTTTTGTGTGCGGCTGAGCAGGTAGCTGGCAGCACTGTGGCGCAGGATGTCCTGCGGCCAGCTTCGAAATCCAAGGTGTTCCCGCGCCTCCTTAATCCAGCGCCGGCGCGTCGCTGAGCTGACCGGCCCAAGGCAACCCAATCGTCGGGCTTCAGCCAGCCAGGCTGCTGCCGTGTCGTTTAGGTGGATGATGCGCCGGTTGCGCACCTTGGAGGCAGCAGCGTCCAGCACAATGATGCGGCGCACCTCATCAATCGAGCTGGCTTCCAGTTTCTCCGTCTCCTCGGGCCTGATGCCACAGAACAACGTCTTGGCAAAATAGCCCAGCGCCTCGGGACGCTGGAACTGCACCCAGCGCATCAGCCGTTCCGCTTGGTCCGGTGAAAGGATGCGGGGAATGGCCGGCTCAACACGGATGCGCTCCAGCTGGTCGCATGGATTCTTGACAATCCATCCACGTCGCACGGCAAAACCGAAGAGAGACGAGAGCCTGCCCACGTTGCCAATGCGCGTCTGCAACGTGTCGTTGCGCGAGGCAAGCCAGGCCTCGATGTCCTCCACGGTGAACGATGCAATGGCACGCTCCTCGCGTCCTCGCGCAAACTGCAAGAGCAGCTGGCGAAGTGATGTGATATATCGTTCCCGCAGGTTCGCCAGCCTCTTGGCCACAATCAAAGCCTCAATGGCTTTTCCAATCGTGATGCCTTCACCAGCTACTACTGCGGGAACAACTCCAACCGAATGAGTCTCCACACTCATGTTCAAAGTATTCGGCAGCTGGAACGAATACCTTAGGGGGTTTTTTTGGGAGTCGTATGTGTCGCTCATTGGGTTTCCTACGCCCAATGCCATTGTGGTGCTCTACCAACTGAGCTACGACCCCATCCGAAGTTGGGATGGGCATCGTGCCCAAAGGTTTACGCGTCCGTCAAGGCATTGTTTTGGGTGGAGGCCAGGGGCTCGATGTTCACGCTGCTTTCGGCCCTTTCAAGGTTGCCATCTTGTCAGACAGCAATTTGTTCAGCCCGCCCGAAAAATGAAGCCGCAGTGCGTCCTCAATTAGCCGGGTCTGGGGGATGCCAAGCAGGTCGCTTCTGCGCACCAATTCCCGGAACACATCAGCGTCCAGGCGGTAGGCCCGCAGTATTTTTCGAGGCTTGGTTTTCATTGCCAACACGAAGCTAAACGCGGGTTCGTAGTTACGCAAGGGTTCGCGTAACTATTTTTTTGTTGCGGCGTGTTACTGTTGTATATACAACCGAAACATGCATCGCACGCAACGGACGGCGCAGCCCGCCGCTAAACACCGCAAAGTTCACCGCAACTTCAAGCTGCATCCCAAGCTGGATGGCATCCTCAAAAAGGAGTCCGTGAAGCAACGCAGGACGCAGACCGCGCTGGTCGAGATGGCCCTCTCCCGGTTCTTCAACCTCATCTAGCTATGACCATCCCACTCCTCATCACCGCCCTGTTTGTCGGCGCCGCATTGGTCCACCTGCTCAACGCCCTGGCTGAATGAATGTCACCAAGCACGAGGTCGTGAACGCAATGCTGAAAGACGGCGGTGATTTTATCTACTGCCTAGCTGTGGCCTGGCTTAAAGCGGACGCAAGCAACCGCAGCCGTATTGAGACAACTTGGAGCGACGAGTGGAGCAGCTACATGGTTTTAGCCCACCGCTGCAAGCAGGAGGTGCGTCATGACTACGGGATTCGGCAGGACCGATAAGGATTGCAAAGCATTTATCCAATGAACGTCACTAAACACGAGGTGGTGAATGCAATGCTGAAATACGGCGGCAGCTTTATCAAAGGCGTAGCCGGAGCATGGCTGCTTTCCGAGCCGGCCGCCCGAATGCGCATCGAGGACAAGTATAGCTATGACTGGAAGCAATACGTGGAAATGGCTAAAAGGCTAAAGGAGGCCAAACGTGACCGTTGACCACTTCACCGCCTTTGCCCTGGGCGCCATGGTCACCATTGGCGTGCTCATCCTCAACACGAGGGCTGGCCGATGAACAGCCGCCAGAAGGGAGCCCGCGGGGAACGCATGTGGCGCGACCAGCTCCGCGAAAACGGCTGGGACGCACGGCGTGGCCAGCAGTTTGCCGGCGGGACGGACTCGCCGGATGTGGTGTGCGAGGCACTTGATTGGTGCCACTTCGAGGTCAAGTGCGTGGAGCGGCTGAACATCGAGGACGCCATGGCGCAGGCCCGGCGGGACGGGCAGGCCAAGACGCCGGTGGTGGCGCACAAACGCAACCACTGCGAGTGGCTTGTGACCATGGATGCCAGCACGTTTTTCAAGTTTCTGCGCGGTGCACTGCCGCCAGAAGGAAGCAACAACCAACAAGAGGAACGCAATGATACTGCAAGCTAAAAGCGGCACGGCTTACGTGCCCCACCCGGAGGGAATCCACCCGGCCGTGTGCGTGGACTTGATTGACCTCGGACCGCAGAAGCAGGTCTGGCAAGGGCAGGAGCGGATGGTGCCCATGCTGCGGCTGGTGTTTGAAAGCGAGGAACGCCTGGCTGATGGCCGCGCGGCTACCATCGCCAAGCGGTTTACCGCCTCTGTTCATCCCAAGAGCCGGCTGGCGGAGTTTCTTGGCAAGTGGCGTGGCAAGCCGGTTGCGCCCGGTGAAAGCATCGACCTCTCCAAGCTGGTCGGCGCGTGCTGCACGCTCGTGGTTAGCCACGTGACCCGCGACGACGGCCGGACCTACGCGCAGATTGACGCGGTCAGCAAGCCGACCAAGAAGCTGAGCCCAAGTGGTGACTATGACCCGCAGGCTGCGCGCGAGCGCATTGCCAAGTGGGCTGAGCAGGATGCGCAAGCCCGGCCAATGACCGCTGTGGCGGTGCCATCTCCTGCGCCAGCACCGGCGCCCAAGCCGGCCCCGGTTAAGCCTGCCGCCAAGCAGGTCATCCCTGAACCGCCCGAGGACGACGTCCCTTTCTGAAAGGAGCCACCATGACTGTCGCCGAACTCATCGACCTGTTGCGCACCCAGGACCCGCTTGTCGAGGTCAAGGTGGTGCTGCCTCTAGAAATCACCAGCTACCCGGAAAATCATCTGCTGGAAGTCACCAATGCCGTGCGTGTGCTGCCGCATGCCGGCCGTCGCCAGGTGCATTTGGTCACCACGGAATAACCCTTTGCCTGCCCGGCTACAGCCGCGCCGTGGAACAGTTCATCCTGTCCAATTCAGACGGTGACACAGCCCGTGTGGGTGGTGTGCAGGCAATCCTTTCATGCCCGACATCCTAAGCAAAAAGCGCAAGCGCCCACTGGGCCACCCGTGGAATCGTGGGTTCCGAAACAACGGGTGGCTTAGGGCGGCAGCAGGAGAAACAAATGCACTACCAAACGTTTCTAAAATCAAAACTGGCCATGGTCCCGCCCGCAGGGCTGGAACCAAGGGAGCCGCATAGCAAGCTGTTCCCGTTCCAGCGGGACATTGTGAAGTGGGCACTCCGCCGCGGCCGGGCCTGTATCTTTGCCGACTGCGGAATGGGCAAGACCTTCATGCAGCTATCCTGGGCGGAACAAATCCCCGGCGACGTGCTCATCCTGGCGCCGCTGGCTGTGGCCAAGCAAACCAAGGCTGAAGGGAAGAAGCTGGGCATCGAGGTCCGTTACTGCCGGAGCCAAAAACAAGTAACGCCTGGCACCATCACCATCACGAACTACGAGATGGTCGAGGAGTTTGACCCGGCCAAATTCGCCGGCGTGGTGCTCGACGAGAGCAGCATCATCAAGCATTTCGATGGCAAGTTCCGCAACCTGCTCATCAGCCGGTTTGCCAAAACGCCCTACCGGTTGGCCTGCACCGCCACGCCGGCTCCCAACGACCACATGGAGCTGGGCAACCATGCCGAGTTTGTGGGCGCCATGACCCGGACCGAGATGCTGTCCATGTTCTTTGTCCACGACGGCGGGGACACCAGCAAATGGCGGTTGAAGGGCCACGCTGAGCAGGACTTCTGGCGCTGGGTGTGCAGCTGGGCGGTCATGATCCGTAAGCCCAGCGACCTGGGCTACGATGACGGCGGATTCGTCCTCCCACCCATGCGCATTCAGGACGTGACGGTGGAACACGAGGCCAAGGGCAATTTCCTGTTCGCCATGGAGGCTCAGACACTGCAGGAGCGCATCGGGGCGCGCCGGGAAAGCGTAGAGGCCCGCGTGACCAAGTGCGCGGAGCTGGTCAACGCCAGCGACGAGCCGTGGATTATCTGGTGCAACCTCAACTCTGAGGCAGACGCCATCGAGGACGCCATTGCCGGAGCCGTGCAGGTAAAGGGCAGCGACACACCTGACGAGAAAGCCGAGCAGCTGCAGGCGTTCAGCGATGGCGCCATTCGTGTCCTGGTCACCAAGCCGTCCATTGCCGGGTTCGGCATGAATTGGCAGCACTGCCGCAACGTGGCGTTCGTGGGGCTGAGCGATAGCTGGGAGCAATATTATCAAGCTGTTCGCCGCTGCTGGCGGTTCGGCCAGAAGCAGGAGGTCAGAGTTTACATCATCACGAGCTCCGCCGAGGGCGCGGTGGTGAGCAACATCAAACGCAAGGAAGCCGATGCCGCGCGCATGGCAGATGAAATGGTGAAACACATGCACTCAATCAACGAACAGAACATCAAAGGCGTTCAACGTATGGAGGATGCCTACGTCAATGACGTGGCCCGCGGGGAGAATTGGACGATGGCGCTGGGTGATTGCGTCGAGACCGTCGCCAAGCTGGACGACGAGTCCATTGGCTACAGCATCTTCAGTCCACCCTTTGCCAGCCTCTACACCTACTCGGCCAGCAACCGGGATATGGGCAACTGCAAGGACTATGAGCAGTTCGAGCAGCACTTCCGATTTCTGGTGCGCGAGCTTTACCGGGTTACCAAGGCCGGCCGGCTGGTGAGCTTCCACTGCATGAACCTGCCCACCAGCAAGAGCCATCACGGCTACATCGGGCTGCACGACTTCCGCGGAGACCTGATCCGCGTATTTCGTGATGCCGGGTTCATCTTCCATTCCGAGGTCTGCATCTGGAAAGACCCGGTGACCGCCATGCAGCGGACCAAGGCGCTGGGGCTGCTTCACAAGCAGGTCGTCAAGGACTCCTGCATGAGCCGCCAGGGAGTGCCGGACTATCTCGTGACCATGCGCAAGCCGGGCGAGAACCCGCAGCCGGTGGAGGGCGAACTGGACCGCTGGATTGGTGACAACTCGTTTGTCAGCGAAGGTCGGCTGTCGATCGACCTGTGGCAACGCTACGCCAGCCCGGTCTGGATGGACATCAACGCCAGCCGCACCCTGCAAAAGGACAGCGCCCGCGACGAGAAGGATGAGCGGCACATCTGCCCGCTGCAGCTGGACGTGATCGAGCGCGCCATGGAGCTCTGGAGCAATCCGGGAGATGTGGTGCTGTCCCCATTCGCGGGCATCGGATCCGAGGGCTACGTGGCGTTGTTGACTGGGCGCCGGTTCTTCGGCGTGGAACTTAAACCCAGCTATTGGAAACAAGCCGTGGCCAACCTGCGAATGGCGGAAGCCGAGGCCGCCCGCGGCGACCTGTTCACCTTTGCAGAATCCAACTCCTGACCAACCCAATGTCCCCAAACCATTACACCAACGTGGCAGCAAGGCTGGCCGAAGCGCAGGACGCGCTGTTCGCGCTCCAGCAAGCGTGCAAGCCGGCAAGAAGTCCCGGCCTCATGGCTGATGTGGTGGCCATGCAGGGCATCCTCGCCCGCATCGCTCGCAACAGCTGGGCCATGATGGACGAGACCCAACAAATACGCACCGCTCAACGACTGACCAAGCATCAACCAATCCAATGAAGAAAACACTGACGACATTGACCATCGCCCTGCTGGCCCTGACCAGTTCGGCCGGAGACAAGAAGAAGTGCGACCGGGACTGCCCGACCATTGACGTGGCCGACGTCCGCGTTGAGGCCGGGCACAGCTACCGACTGCTGGTGGCCGACGGCACCAAGCCGTGGCGCCAGTGGGCCATCCTGCGACCCACGAGCAACACCGCCGCGCGCATCTGGTTCCCGCTGGCGTCCACGCGGCCCATCCAGTGGCAGCTGGTGGACACCACGCCGGGGTTTCCGGTGGCGGCACTGGAGAAGAAGCACGCCGACTGCGACGTCAAGCCGTCCTGGGTGGTGCTGGGCATTGGCAACCTGCGGCCTGTGAGGTGACGCCATGCAACGCCACGAATACGAGCATTTTACGTCCCTGCTCAACCACAGCGCGGTCAACCTTGGAGCCTGCCTGCGCTACGTGAAGGACGAGCGCATGGCGGAGCTGAACGCCATCCGCAACCGGCTGCTGGTCATCAAGAACGAGGCCCGCGACCGGCTCAGTGACCGGGTCAAGGCTGAGCTGGAGGGCATGAACCCTAACCGCACCAACAGCCGCGGCGCCTTTGGTGCCACCTACACTGGAGACTGACCATGATTGCGCAACTTGAACTGACGCTGACCAAGAAGCAGCCCGAAATCCACACATGGCAGGTGGAGGCATTTACCCGGCTGCTGTTCAACCTGGGCTGCTGGGTTACCGCGGCACAGCTGGCGGAGACCTTGGCCATGCCGGCCAACGAGCAGAGCCGGCGCACCATTCGCGCCATGGCGGAGGCGGCCAGCCCGGATGTCATCTCCGGCCAGATGGGCTATCGCCACATCGAGACTGCCACGGCTGAGGAGGTGCGCCATTGCGTGGCGTGGTTTGACAGCCAAGCCAAGAAGATGGCCGGCCGGGCCAACGCCATCCGGCGGCGGGCGCATCAACTGGTGGGCTAATCCCATGACCAAATACGACCAACTGAAGGAGCGGTTGGGCATCAAGGTGCAGCGGCGCAACGTGTTCACCTTCGACCACGATTACCACGGCGCTCACAAGCCGGAGCCGGAGCGGCTGCCATCCGGGCCAGCCTATCGGCCACCCATCACGGAAGACCTGTCGCGCTTTGGCCCCAACCCGAAGGCTGTGCGGTCAGCCAAGACCTGGTGGGCCAGCCTGACGCCAACCCAGCGTGCCAAGGAGGTGGCCAAGCGCCGCAAGAACGGTGCGGCATGCAAGGGAAGCCGATGACCCCACTTTGCCCACCAGACCTCGTCGCCAAGGTGGAAGCCGCCATCGGCCTGCGCGACCTCACCCTGCCCGAGCAGGAGGCTGCGCTTAGCCTTGGCTCAGAGGTGGAGCGCGTTTACCTGGCCTACATGCAGGAGAAGTTGGGCGCGGCCAACCCGGCCCGGCTGAGCCAGGCACAGGCTGACGCCATCATCCGGCGCGCCAGTGATTTCCACCGGGCGGCGATGGAGTGGGAGAGGGGAAAGGACAAGTGGTGGGTGTGAAGGGATTTCGCGGTGCACTAACAACAAACAACAAGAGGAAGCAAAGATGATACAGACGATACAGTTGAAATTGACGGGGCTGCGGCCGCTGGTGATGCACAACGGATTGATGGCAGACCCAACCAATCCACTTACGCGGCGCATCAAGGAAATCGTCAGCAAAGGCAGCAAGAAGCTGACCGATGCCGACTACGAGGAGCGGGACTGGCTGGAGTGGCAGGCCGGACTCTACTGGTCCGACGACCTGGGTGCCTACATCCCGAGCGACAACATCGAGCGGTGCATCCAGCTGGGCGCGCAGAAAAGCCGCATCGGCAAGGACGTGGCCGCGGCCGTGTTCTGCTCCCAGTCGGCCATCAAGTTGCAATACGAGGGTCCGAAGGACATGCGCAAGCTCTACGACGCGGGCAACTTCATCCTGCGCAAGGGTGTCGCGGTGCAGAAGTCCCGGCTGATTCGCATCCGGCCCATGTTCCCGACCGGCTGGACACTGCAATTCCAGCTGGAGTTCGACGACACCATCATCAACGCCAAGAACCTGCTCAAGGCCGTCAATGACGCCGGAACGCTGATTGGTCTGGGAGACTGGCGGCCCAAGTTTGGGAGATTCATCTGTGAGCAACTGTGATTTACGGGGCAAGGCCTGGCATGGCGGGGCAAGGCTTGGCGCGGCTTGGCCGGGCATGGCAACACCACCCACCCGAGCAATCGGGTGGGAAGATTTACGCGGCGCGGCCGGGTTAGGCACGGCATGGCGAGGCCCGGCGAGGCTTGGAGAGGCAAGGCAAACATCACCCGCTGGGAAACCAGCGGGAAGATTTACGGCACGGCGCGGCTTGGCTGGCCGAGGCTCGGCAGTGCGTTGCCCGGCATGGCGAGGCAAGGCGAGCCCTGGCACGGCAAACACCACCCGCCCCCTAACCGGGGCGGGAAGATTTAACCAATAGCAAACCTATGATTGAACAGACCAACATCAACGAGACAGCAGTGGAACGAGTGGTGCAGTCCGGCAAGCCGCTCAAGTCGCAACGGGTGGAGCGGGCATTGGATGCCATGAAGCCCAACCTAGACCATGGCGCCAGCTGGCCCTTGGCCTTCTTCGAGGAACAGATGGACCTAAAGATGGGCACGGTTGCCTTCGGCATCGCTATGGCCAACCTGACCGAGCGGCTGGAGAGCATGGGCTACCACCTGACCAGCAAAGGCAAGAACGGCCAGAGCTGGTGGGTGGAGGACGTGAAGAACACCCGCCGCATCGCCCGTGGCATGAACAAGGCGGCCATGCGCCAAATGCTGAGGGCGGCCCGGCTGAGTTTCAGCACGGCCAAGCTGCACACCTCCAAGCTGAGCAGCACAGAAGTGATGCGCCTTGAAAAGGACGCGGAGACCTACGCCAAGCGGTTCCTGTTCATGCAGGCTCGATGAAGGCGCTCCGAGACATTTTGGCATGCCGTGGCACGGCATGGCCGGGCGCGGCGCGGCGCGGCGCGGCAAAGCAACACCACCCACCCGAGCAATCGGGTGGGAAGATTTACATGGCGCAGCAAGGCCCGGATGGGCCGGGCGAGGCAGGGCAGGGCTGGGCTGGGCAAGGCAGGGCATGGCGAGGCACGGTACGTCAAGGCAACAACACTCCCCAGCAATGGGGAGAAGATTTACGGGGCCGGCCGGGGTTTGGCCTGCTTGGGTTCGGCATGGCAGTGCTAGGCTGGGCATGGCAACACCACCCCCTGGGAAACCAAGGGGAAGATTTACGGGGCGCTGCTGGGCTTGGCTTGGCAAGGCCCGGCACGGCTGGGCGAGGCAAACACCACCTGCTGCAGCAATGCGGCAGGAAGATTTACACGGCATGGCGTGGCGGGGCTCGGCCAGGCCGGGCCAGGCAAAGCTTGGCATGGCAACCATCATCCCCCGAGCAATCGGGGGACAGCTTTCTGATTCATTGACCACCTAACCCCATGCCCTCCCCCCACACCATCGCCACCCAGCTCCTCGGTGCCATCGACTGGCAGACCGAGGTGCACGGGTTCTGCCGGTGTCCTGGGGAGGCCATGCACACAAGCAAGACCGCCAAGCGCGATTGCCAAGTCCACATTGATGGTGCACCCACCATCCATTGCTTCCACGCCTCCTGCGCTCCAGCCGTCAACCTAGCCAACCGGGAGTTGCGCCGTGGGCTGGGCCAGACCAGCTGGACCATCCAGCTGCCCGGTGGTCGGGTCATCAGGAGTGGTGACGTGCTCCAGCCCACCGGGCAGGTGGTCCCGCGCGAGGTCATCGAGGCCACCGCCAAGGCCAATGGGAAGGACAGGAAGGAGGCGCTTGTGCTTGAGAGCCTTGCAAATCAGGCGCGCCGGTTCAGCCCTGAACTGCAGCAGCGATTCAGTTGGCCCATGGCCGACATTTTGGACAGCTCGCCTTGGCCGACCTACAGCCTCGAACCCATAGAGCAGTTCCGAATGTGGCTGACCATCTGGCCCAAGGATTGCACCATCTGGACCGGGGACACCACCAGCACGGGCCAGCCAAGGCATGGCCAACATTTCAAGCCCATCGATGCATGGCTGGACACCCCGCCCATGGGGAACTTCACCTGCGGCTCCAGCTTCAAGCCGGGGAGCTACAGCCGGTGCAACGCCAACTTGAACGGGCACAGGTTTCTTGTCGTGGAATCCGACATCCTGAATAGGGACCAGATTGGTGCCGTGTTCGCCTACCTGAACAACCGCCTGCGCATGAAGCTTTACGCCATCGTGGACACCGCCGGCAAAAGCCTCCACGGGTGGTTTCACAAGCCCAAAAACGTCGTGCTGGAGAAGCGCCTCAAAGCGCTGCTGACCGCCCTGCAATGCGACCCAAAGCTGTTTACCTACAGCCAGCCAGTGCGCGTGCCTGGCGCCCTGCGGGACGGCAAAGTCCAAAAGCTGTTGTGGTTGAGGAACTGGATGCAATGACCATCAAAATCAAGGACTGGGCGGAGGAAGACCAAGTGGACCCGGCCGTGGAACTGGGCGTTGTGGCCCCGCAGCTGCCACTTATTCAGTTTTGGGGCGAGGTCGAAGCCCAGCAACTGGAGGTGCCCAAGCAACTGATTGCCGGCGTGCTCCACAAGGGCTGCAAGCTCGTCCTAGGCGGGACCAGCAAGAGCAACAAGACCTGGTGCCTGCTGGACATGGCCGTCAGCGTGGCCAGCGGAAATCAGTGGTGGGGGCTGGATACCACCAAGGCCAAGGTCATTTACATCAACTTTGAGCTGCATCCGTGGGCGCTCAAACAACGGCTGGAGGCTGTCATCATGTCCAAGCCAGGAGCCCAACCTGCTTGCCGCCAGAATCTGGCCGTTTGGAACCTGCGCGGCCACAACTGCGACATGACCCTGCTGCGGCCACAGTTGGATCAACAGCTATCCGAACACCAGTTTGAGCTAATCATCCTAGATCCGGCCTACAAGGTTCTTGGAGACAGGGACGAGAACAGCAACGGCGACATTGCCGGGTTGTTCAATGAGTTTGAGGCGGTGGCCAAGCGCCACAATGCCGCCCTTACCCTGGCCCATCACTTTGCAAAGGGCGACAGCACCACCAAGCAGGCAATGGACCGCATGAGCGGCGCCGGCACTTGGGTGCGTGACCCGGACGCCATCCTAGTGATGACGCCCCACGAGGAAGCCGATTGCTTCTCAGTCACCCCCATCCTTCGGAACCTGCCCAAGCGCGACGAGTTTGTGGTTCGTTGGCAATTCCCGCTGATGCGGGTGGACGGCCAGCTCAACCCGGCCGCACTAAGGACACCGCAAAGCGGCCACAAGCTGGCGACCGACAAGGACTTTCTGCAGTGCATCTTTGAAACGGATGACACGGTCAACACAATCGTGGCCCAGCAAAGAGCTTACGCCCGGTTCAAGATGGCAGACAGCACCACCGCCGAGAGACTGAGCAACCTGCGGCAAGCCGGCACCATAACCAAGGTCGAGCAGCAAGGGACAAGGGTGTTTGCATACCGTTGGAACGGCCAAAAAACATGAGGCTTCCAACCACTTCCAATCAACTTCTGGATGGTCTTTTTTTCTGGACCCCATCCAGAAGTTGGATGCGCCTAGCAATCAACGGCTTGCAATCAACTTCTGGAACTTCTGGTCTCCTTAGAATATGCCAGAAGATAGAAACACCATCGCTGGCGCTTAGTTGGGAGAGGCTTCTTAAAGCCGCCTCTCCCACTGCAGCGCCTTGGGGTTCGAAATCTAAAAAAACAGGAGAGATGAGATGACCAAGACCAAACAAATCGTGGAGCTGGTGCAGCTAGTCCTAGTGACCCGACCACTGGCTGATGCCTGGCTGGCTCAGAGCAAAGGCAACCCAGCACTGAAGGTCGAGCTGGTGGCTGAGCTATGGCAGGCCATGAGGCAGGGCAGCTGGGATCCATACCGCTCACCCATCCGGCTGGGCTATGACGGACAGCTGCTGGATGGGCACCACAGGCTGACGGCAGCATGGTGCCACGGTGAAGGCGTGCTGATGATGGTTGGCAAGCAGCTGCTCATGCAGAGCTTTGATGGGCTGGACAAGGAGCAAAGCCAGCAGATTGGCGCAAACCGTTGATAGTGTGGGACTTATGCAATTCGCAATTATGAGAAACCGATGTAAGTCGTTGATAAGGAATCTTTTACGCCAAAGTGGAGCGCAGCGGGTGCCGACCCCTCGAATCGCTCGTGCGTGGAAATATACTGGATTGGCCCGCATTCGCGCAGAAAGGGCCTTCCCATGCGTCTTGGCGTTCGGATGGTATCTGGACACCATCCGGCACTGCGGCCTCTAGAATCGCCTCCGTGAAAAAGACCCTAGCTTTCAACCTCAAGGAGGCAGCCTTGGCGTTAGGCATCCACGAGGAAACCCTAGCCAAGAACATGGTGAAGTCCGGGCTGGCGGTTGAGCCCGGCAAGAAATACACCCTGCGCGAGGTCTTCGCGGGCTACATGGGCGGCGACCTCAAGATGGAGCAAACCAGGAAGACCAGAGCGGAGGCCGACGCCAAGGAGCTAGAGAACCAAATCACCCAGGGCAACATCATCGAGCGGGAGGCGGCGGAGAAGCTCATTGCCGACCGGCTGGCGCCTATCCGGTCCAAGCTAGTGGCGGCACCCACCGGGCTGGCCAGCCGGCTTAACCCAACCGACCCGGAGCTGGCCAAGTCGGTGCTGGAGGACTGGGTGGGCGAGGTGCTAACCGCAGCCAGCGCATGAGATCACTCGAAGAGCATCTCATCGCCTTTGCCAAGGGCTGCCTGGCGCCACCGCCTAAGGAAACGGTCAGCCAGTGGTGTGAGCGCAACGTCTACATCCCGGCGCCGCAAACCCAGGCGGAAGGACTGGTGCGGTTCCTTGGCCGGGAATACTGCCGAGAGTTCATCGACGACTTCGGCAATCCGCGGGTCACGGACGAGGTGGCCTGCTTTGGCAGCCAGACCGGGAAAACCACAGCCATCGTCTGCGGTGTGGTGTGGACCATCATCAACGACCCATGCGCCGTCCTGTGGGTCATGCCGAACACGGACTTGTGCCGGTCGTTCAGCGAAACCCGGTGGATACCGATCCTCAAGTCGAGCAAGGACACGGCCAAGCTCATCCCAAGCGGCAATGATCGGCATGCGTTTAAAACGGCGCAGCAACAGATTGGCTCGGCCGTCATCAACTTCGTGGGTTCCAACAGCCCGGCCAACTTGGCAAGCCGGCCGGCGCGGCGGGTCATCCTCGACGAGGTGGACAAGTTCGACGAGGGCGGGCGGGGCGAGGCCGACGCCGTCAACCTGGCGGAGCAGCGCACCAAGTCCTTCACCAATGCCCAGCGGTTCAAGGTGAGCACGCCCACGGTGCTGCATGGCCTTATCTGGCAGGAGTTCTTAAAAGGTGACCGGCGCCGATACTTTGTGCCCTGCGTCCACTGCCAAAAGGAAGTCCTGCTGGCGTGGTCTAAGGAGTTCACCGTGCTGCCGCCCACGGGCAAAGAAGCCTACGTGCGGTGGGACCAGGACGCGCGGAAGCCGGACGGGACGTGGGACCTGGAGCGCGTGGAGCGGTCAGCCCGTGCTGAGTGCCCGCACTGTGGTGGTCATATTCTCGATGGCCACAAGACGAAAATGGTGCGCGCTGGAGTCTGGCGCCCAACGGCTGCGGCGCCGGCCGGGTTCCGGTCCCGCCATCTGTCCAGCCTCTACGCCAGCACGCCGGAGACGAGCTTCGGCCGCATGGCAGTCAAGTTTTTGCAGGCCAAGCAATCGCTGCTCGGGCTGCAGGGCTTTATCAATGGCGACCTCGCGGAACCCTATGTGATGCAGGAAACCGTGCGCGCACAGGTGGAGGTGGTGAGCCAAGATACCATTGAGCAGCAAGACGAGACGTGGCAGCGGTTCCTGACGGTGGACGTGCAGCAACGGGCGCCGTTCTTCTGGTGGGTGGTGCGCAGCTGGAACATGCGCACCGGGGACAGCGAAGGCATTGCCAGCGGCTACGCCAGCACTTGGCAGGATATTCGTGACCTGCAGTTAAAGCATCATGTCGATGACATGGATGTAGTGGTGGACTCCGGTTACAACGCGGCGGACGTGTATGAATCCTGCCTGCGCTTTAGCACCAAGCAGGGCCAGTTCATCACGGGCTGGATGCCGGCCAAGGGCTATGAGCACACGCGCACTTGGAAGGATGAGGCGGGCCGGGAGCGCTACTGGGACCTGCACAACAACCGCGAACCCTATCCCGGCGGCCAGATGGCGGGCATGTATCGGGCGTATCTTTTCAACTTCAACGCGCACTTCTACAAGGAGCGGCTCATGCAGCTTCGCGAAGGTCGGGCTGGCATCAAGTGGCAGGTGGGCAAGGGCTGCGCGTCTGAGGAATACTGGCGGCAACTCAACAGCAAGGTGAAGCGGGAACGGCGCGACCGGATTACCGGCAAGACAACACTACTTTGGGAAAAGCGGACGGAACGGATGGATGACCACTTGGACGACTGCGAGGTCATGCAGTGCGCCTGGGCGGAAAGTTACGAGATATTCAGGAACAAATGAAACACACTCCCACGGACTGGACACCACGGCAGAGGCAAATCATGCGCCTTCTCATCAAGGGCGCGCGGACCAAGGAGGCAGCGCACGAGCTTGGCGTCAGCGAGCACACGGTGCGCATGCACTTGGACCGGGCAATGCGCCGGCATCAGGCCAGGAGCCGCGCGCAGCTGGTGTCGCGCTTCAGTCAACAAAACACATAGGCTGTCCCCATTTTGTATACAGCCTTTTTGAGGTCTTACCGTATTATGTAATACCAAAGACCATGTAGGCAGTGGATTATACCGCTGCCTATAAGCAGGCATGGCTTTCTCGCGTTTACCGTAACAGGGGCGCGAGCTCTCTGCTTGTTGCCATTCAGGCGCAGCTGGATTCCCTCTTCACTCAGGCATCGGGTGGTGCCATTGCGGCCGTCTCCGGCAACGGCCATTCCGTCAGCTACTCAACCGGCGGCAGCTCTGGCGCCAACCCGGTCGGCACGGCCTTGGCCTTGGCAGGCGAGATGGAGCGGTTGCATGACAGGAGCAAGACGGCGCTGATTAACAGCGGCACGGCTGCTCCCACGGACGCACAGATTTACACGGAGATGGCACACCGCATCGGCGACGGTGTGTTCGAGTTGGACCCCGCCGACTTCACCGACCTCCGCTATGGGACTGCGCAGTCGCTTACTTAAGCTGCTGCGCGGGACGCGCAACAAGTATGAGGGTGCCCACTCCAGCACCCACCGCAGCCGCATCCCTGGCACGCTGACCTCGGCGCGCTTTGACATCAGCCAATACACCCGCGCGGAGATTGCGCGCAAGGTGCGGTATTTCGAGAAGAACAATCCGTTGGTGCAGGCGCTGGCGGGCAAGTTCGAGAACTTCGTAGTGGGTGCAAACCCGCAGTTGACTCCGGTGAGCTCGGACCCGGACTGGAATATCCGCGCCAAGGAGTGGTGGGATACCTGGTGCGAGATTCCCGACCTGTCTAGCCGGCAGGGCTTCGGCACTTTGCTGAACCTTATCGCGCGCAGCTGGTTCATTGACGGCGACGTGTTTGTCGTGCTGACGGCCGGCCAGGCGCAGAACGGGCGCAGCTTCCCGCGCATCCAACTCATCGAGGGTCACCTCTGCCAGACGCCGCCGGAGTTTGCGCAGGACCCGATGGTGATTGACGGCGTGCGCGTGGACGAGCGCGGCCGGCCGATGGCCTACTACTTTGCGGAGGAGAAGAAGGCGGGCGTCTTCACGTTTGGCCCAGCCAAGCCGGCCGACAGCGTCATTCACGTTTTCGAGCCCAGCCGTCCCGGCCAGGTGCGCGGCCTGTCGTTCTTTCACGCCGTCCTAAACGAGCTCCACGACCTCGACGACCTGCACATGCTGGAGATGCAGGCGGCCAAGCAGAACGCCTCCACGGCTCTCTGGATTAAGACCAAGAACGGCGAGTTGGACCCGGCGTCACTGCGCCGCATGCGCTGGACGGACAACACCGAGACCAACGGCGGCGTCGGCACCACGGAGAACAAGCTCAGTTATTACCAGAGCATCAGCGGCGGCATGGCCCGCGTGCTGCAGCATGGCGACGAGGTTGACCAGAATCCCGGTCAGCGGCCCAGCGTGACCACCGTGGAATACTGGCGCCTAAAGCGGGAGCTCGTCTGCGCCGGCGTGGAGATTCCGTACTGCATCGTTTTCCCGGATTCCATGCAGGGCACCGTGTATCGCGGCGCACTGGACATGGCGACGAGCTTCTTCCGGTCGCGCCATGCCGTGCTGGCCGATGTGCAGCGCCGCATCTGGGGCTATGTGATTTCCTTCGGAATCGCCACCGACCGCGCATTGGCCGGGCCTCCCGGTGACTGGCGCAAGGTGAGCATCCTGCCCCCGCGGGCACCCAACGTGGACGTCGGCCGGAACAGCGCAGCGATGCTGGCCGAGCTGGCCGCCGGCGCCACGAACTACGAGGTCATTTACGGTTCCTTGGGTTTGAGCTGGCAGACCGAACTGCGTAAGCGGGCCGAGCAAGCCAAGTTCATCCGCGACCTTTCCGCGCAGTATGGCGTTGAGGTCGCGGAGATTTCCCAAACACAGGCCACTCTGCCCAGCGCCATGGACACGTCCGTGGCCATCGCGCAGGAGGACGAACAATGAGCAACTCCACCTGGTTCAGCATTCGCAACGGCAAAGATGGTCATGAGATTCTCATCTACGACCAGATTGGGACGGACTGGTTCGGCAACGAAGGTGTATCGGCCAAGCAGTTTGCGGAAGCGCTCAAGGACATTCCGGCCCGCACGCCCATCACGGTCGCCATCAACTCGCCCGGCGGAAACGTCTGGGACGGACTCGCCATCTACCATCAGCTTGAGCAGCGCCGCGAGCAGGTGACGGTGCGCGTGGACGGCGTGGCAGCCAGCATTGCCAGCATCATCGCTCTGGCTGGGTCCAAGCTAATCATCCCGGAGAACAGCCTTTACATGATTCACGACCCGTCCGGCATGGTGGCCGGAACGGCGGAGGACATGCGCGAAATGGCCGACCGGCTGGAGCAGCACGCCGACATCCTCGCCGGCATCTACTCCAAGAAGACCGGCAAGACCAAGGAAGCCATCCGGCAGTTGATGGCGGACGAGACCTGGATGAACGGCCGCGAGGCCGTGCTGGCTGGCTTTGCCGACCAGACCACAGCGCCTGTCCAGATGGCGGCGCACTTCAATTTCCACCCGCAACTCCGGCGCGTGCCGGCGGCGCTGGTGGCGAACACAACCCCACCGCCGCAACTCCCCGCCGGCGGAGAACCACAGAACCCCATGCAAAACCAACCCACGACCACGACCTCCAGTGGTCCCGTGGCGGCGGTTGGTGTTGAGACTCCGGTGCAGGTCATTGACCACAGCAAGGACATCAACGCCATTACTGCTGCCCTGAAGCGCGAGCGCGAGCTGCGCATCACCGCCGAGTTCCGCGCCCTGGCGCAGCACCGGCCCACCCTCAACGAGACGGAATGGCTTCCCCGCGTCATCGCGGACGAGACCATCATGGACTCGCTGCGCAAGCTGCCCGTCGAGGCCGCCGCGCCGGTCAAGCCCGTCATCGAGAACCTGGGCAACCCGGTCATCGAGGAATACCGCAACCTCGGCCAGTCCACCATCTTCCTGAACTGCGAGAGCCCGCGCATTAACGCGAGCACCGCCAAGAAGCGCATCGCGTGGCGCAAGCAGCATGGCGAGGGCCTGCAGGCTCAGCTCATGCGGTTTGCCCCGATGGCCGGCAACACCATCAGCTCCACGCTCAAGCCCGATGTCCTCGCGGACGCCGTGGTGACCGTGGCCAACAACCGGTTGGCGCCGCTCCGCGCGTTCTCCCGCCTGTTCACCGCCGACGTCATCCGGCCCGGCGCCAGTGTGCAGGTTAAGAAGGCGACGGCTGGTTCCACCGGCCAGACTAATCCGACCAACTTTGAGTCTGGCGACTCCACCCTCGCGCCCATCAGCGTGACGATGGCGCACAAGACCCAGAGCTTCCAGGTTGACCAGTCGGACCGGAACTTCGGGTTCAGCCTTGAGGACATCGCGCTGGTGAACGCCCAGTCGTTTGCCAACCTGCTCAGCGACGTCTACACGGCGGTCCTGACGACGGCCAACTACGGCACCGGGATTAGCGTTGGTGTCGCGGCCACGTTCGCGGCCGACTCGCTCAAGCCCGTCCTCGCCGCGGCCAAGAACTACCGGTCCAAGAACCTGCTCTTGGATGGTGGTCACCTGGCTTACCTCCTGCCCACCGACCGCGAGAGCTTCGCGCTGGGTGAACAGGGCGCCTACGGGTTTGACCTCATCGCGGAGCAGAACCGCTGGACCTCTGCGGCGACCAACGCCGTCGGGTTCGTGTGCGGTCCTGACGCGCTCGCCATCGGTTCCGGCATGCCGGCCAACCCGCCCACCGGCCAGTTCGATGTGAACGGCACCTTCACGGTGGAAGAGCTCGGCCTGACCGTGATGTATACGGTCTGGTACAACACCGCCACCCGCGTCCAGTGGGCCTCCTACGAGTGCATGTTCGGCGCCGGCGCCGGCGACACCACCCAGGCCGAAGTCCTCGTCACCTCCTAACCAGTGACCAATGAGAACCGCACGCACCATTGGCATCAAGGCTGACGGCAGCGAGGTCATCCTCGCTGATTCCCGGCAGCCCATCCACGAGCAGTCGGCGGCCTTCAACAGCTACGCTGTGGAGGGCCTGCCGGCGGGCGTGGTGCGCGTTGACTTCCAGACCAGCGATGGCCGCGCTCGCATCCTGAGCGCGGCCACGCTGGCCGCTGTCAAGGCGGCGGAAGACTACGTGCGCGAGAAGGTCGAGAAGCGCGGCGACTGGCTGGCCAAGCAGGCTGCCCAGAAAGCTGAGGCCGAGAAGGCCGCGGCAGCCGTGCGTCAGGCTGAAATCGACAAGGCCAACCAAGGCAAGGCGGCTCTCAAGCGGTCCCTGTTCGGAACCAAACCCACCAAAGAATCCAAGCAATGAAACTCAAACACCTCCTCATCGCTGCGGCCTCGGCCGTGGCGCTCAACACCGTGTCTGCCCAGCTGGTCACTCTCCCGACCATCTTGGTGGGCAGCGGCGTCACCTCCAACACCCCGGCCGGCTCGTTCGTCATCGACGTGCGGCGCCAGCAGAACGTGGCTGTGGAATGGACTCAAACCCTTGGCGGCGCTGGCACCTCGCTCGCTGGCGTCGAGTTCGTCCCCAGCCTTGATGGCACCACGCTGGCTGCCAGCCCTGACAACAATGGCTTCGTCATGGCCCGCGCGGCGGCTGGCGGCACGGCAACCACGGTTGTGACCAACTTCAACGTGAAGGGGTACAACTACCTGGTCTTGCGATACATCACCAATGGCAACAGCCAGGCGATGACCAATACCTTCCGCTATTGGGTCAAGCCCTCGGCTCCGTAATCGCCTTACCACCCGGCCAGCCCAAAGACACGCGAAGTGCACGCTGTGTCCACCACCCACCAAGCCGGGTATTCCGGCGGCGCCGAGGCCGCTTCCTCCCTCGGCGCCGCCCCACTTTAGATGCCCAGCGTCGCAGCCACCTTGCTGAATAGCGCCATGGCGTCCCTGTTGGGCGTCAGCGGCGACTCGCTGACTTTCAAGGGCAACACCATCACGGCGCTCGTGGAGCGCGGTCAGACGTTTGAGCGGCCCGTGCCGGCCACGTTTGTGGAGCTGCTTCAATCCGCCGTGGCTGCGGCTCCGGTGCCGGGCGAGCAGTTCACCGACTCCACCAACAGCACCCAGTTCACAGTCCTGTTCACCAAGAAGGTCAACGGCTGGTATCGCTGCGAGTGCTACGTGCTCGACGACGTGCCGGTGGAGAACATCACGATCGGCGCCACCACCTACAGCTGCCATGCCTTCAGCGTGGTCACGGGCACGGACCTGGAGCTTGGAGGATTAACCAACGCCGACATGGTGCGCGTGGTCATTGACCGCGCAGACATCTCAACCATCCCGGCCGAAGGCGCGGCGGTCACTTTCCGCAGCACGAGCTACCGCGTGGCCCGCGTGCAGCGCGACCAGCCCGGCTCCGCTCTCGTGTTGGATTTGATGGATGAGGTGGGAGGTCGCCGATGAGGTCACTTGTCCAGGCGCACCCGCATGAATCGCCCGCTCTTGAGCTTTCCACTCGGCCAGACGCCGTAGCTGGTGCATTCAATCATGGTGCCCGGCGTGATGTCCTCGGGCACGCCCTGGACGCGGCCGTTGCCGGCCGTCAGGGCCACGCCACCGCCTTCGTAGGCCAGCACCTGAACGTCCACGGTGACCGTGCGCTTGGCTTTAATCCACTCGTTGCTCACGTATTTGGCACCAAGGTCTTTCCAGACGATGCCCTCGTCGAAGGCGCCCAGCTCCCGCACGTTGGAGAACCAAGGCAGAATCTTGGCGTGGGCAGGCAGCCAGTCGGCCAGGCTGCGCAGGGCAGCCTTGCGCTCGGCCAACGGCTGGCGGCGCAGGTCGTCCCCGCGGTCGCGCACGAGGTCAAAAATCCAGTAGGTGCCATCCTCCATCAGCTCTCCGTCAAAGACGCAGCCAATGAGCTCCTCAGCCCAGCCTTGGGCAACCTCTTGGCGCATGAGCGGCTGGATGCGGCCGGCGTCATCCACCCGGCGCCCCGTGGCAACGGACTCATGACCGACGTGCACCATGCAACGAATGCCGTCCTTTTTTTCCTCAACAATCCAGCCGTCACCCTGCCAGTAGACTCCGACATCGAAGTCCATGCTGGAGCACAAGGCAGGCTTGATGTCGTTCATGCGCGACACAATACCCAAGCGGCCTAGGAAGTCAAGCATGAATCCCACCATCCAAGTCGATACCCGAGAGTGGCAGCAGGCGGCCAAGGAACTTTTGGCCACCAGCAAGCGCAGCCTGCCGGATTTCCTCAACGGGCAGATGATGCGCGTGCTGCTCAATGCCATGGACATGACCAAGAAGGCCGACAAGGGCCGGATTGAATGGCAGATGGGCCAGACCGGCTACGTTCAAAAGACGTTTAAGAGCGGCAAGCGCAAGGGCCAGACGGTCAACACCAAGACGCGCAAGATTCGCGACGACTACGAGAACAGCCTGGCCTGGCGGCTGTTTTGGAAGATTAAGAACGAGACCGGCAAGAGCCCGTTGCCTGACTACAAATACCTCAAGGGCAATCCAAAGCCGCAGGACATCGTGCGCGCCATGATTGCGCACAAGGTCAAGTCCGTCGCCATGCTTTCGGCCGGATGGATTAAGGCATTTACCATGGCGAAGGCTTTTGTTCGCAAGCGGCCTCCGCAGCAAATCAAGCGCTTTGGTTCCGGCAAAAAACTGGGCGGCTCATTCAAGCCCGCCGTCTGGCGTTTTGGAAACATGGAGGCTGTGGCCAGCAATGAGGCAGTCGGCTATCGCCCGGTGTATCGCGCGTGGTTCGGCGGTGGAGGCAATGCCATGGGAGTGGCGACGGCCGGCCTACAAAAGGCCATCAACGCCAGCAAGGCAGACATGATTGCCACCTTGGCCAAGCGCATGAAGCAGGACATGGCCAAGAACGGAGTGCGCTGACATGCCCACCCAATACAACAACCTCCTGCAAAAGCTGGAACGCGCAGCGGCCGCTGTCTACACGGCCACGGCCACGGCGCCAATCACCACGCAGGCTGGGTTGAACGATTCCACGCAGGTGGTGCCGAGCATGACCTTCATCGGCCAGCAAGGTCAGGAGTTTATCCAGGGCAGTGGCAACTTCCTGTGCACCTTGGTGGTGCGCTTATCCACGAGCATCGACGAGACAGCCAGCAGCGACCACGGCCAGCTGGCGGCTGACGCGTTTGACGTGTTCATGCGCGATGACATCGCCTCCCTGCTGAGCGGTGCCACCGGTGCGCAAAGCAACTTTCACGTGATTGGGGTTCTCAACCCGCGCGTGACCGAAAGAACCGAAGAAAGGCTGCAAATCAGCGAGTTGGAACTCGACTGCTTGGCGGCCGCAACAGACCTCTAATTATGGCAGCAACAATCAAAGGACTCGGCGTTGTTTGGAGCGTTGGAACCATCACGATGGCCGGCGGCGTAATCACTGAAAGCGTTGGTGGAACCAACCACATGACGCAATCGCTGTCATTCGAGCGCAACAGCGAAGTCGCCCGAATCAAGGAAACTGGCGGAGAGATTAAGACCGTCGTGTTCAGCGGGTTTACTAAGACGCTGCGCATCTCCGTGGTGCCTGCCGGCAGCACGCTGGCCAACGCCGCAACATCCAGTGAAAACCTGCTGCCTAAGCCCGGCGACAAAATCAGCATCACCGACACAATTAGCAGCGGCACCGGCAAGCTCGATACCAACTTCTACGTCATCAGTGCCACCCAGAACCGCACCGTAGACGGCGCTGCCACAATCGACCTCGTGCTTGAAAACAGCGACGAATCGGATTTGTCCACGTCGGTCTAAGCATACCTCCCCGCCCCAATGGCCAGCGAGTTCTACGTCGCCACGGTCCCGGAGCCGCGCCATGTGCTCGGCCTCCGGCTCCGGCCACTGTCCATCGGGCACATCATCCTGCTGCACAGAATCGAGTCAGCTTACGTCTGCCCGGAGGCCAATCAGGCCGATGCCTGGACGGAGCTGGCCATGGCCGTGGCCATCTGCTCCCAGACCTACAGCGAAGCCTTGCGCACGCTGGAGGACCAAGCCGGCACCGCCAAGGCCATGGCAGTCTGGGCTGCGCGACTGACGCGCAACACGTGGCGAGACCGGGTGCTGGGCCGCAAGGTGCAACCCATCGACATCACGGCCCAAAGCCAAGCCTTTGAGGCTTACATTCGCGAGCATTCCAAGGTTCCTCACTACAGCTACGACGCAAACGACGTGCGCGAGGTGGCTTGTCCCCACGTGCAGATGGTGAAGGCCAGCCTCCAGCGCGCCTTCGGGTTCAGCGACGAAGTCATGATGGACCGCAGCTGGGCCGTTAGCCTCTGGGATTACGTCACCCTGAAGGCTTTGGATGGGCACATCCAAATGACCGACCGCAGCGCCATCGAGGAGGCCCAAGCCGTGGCCGAAGCGCTGGCGGCCAAGCTGGCTCAAAGACAAGGAGGCGCCAATGGCACTGCTTAGTCTCGTCGCCAAGCTGGGGCTGGACACGACCGGCTTCCAGCAGGGCATCAACAAGGCTGGCAAACAGGCCAGCCAGTTTGGCTCGCAGCTCAAGAACCAGCTGGCCAGCGCTTTTAGCGTGGCTGCTGTCACTGCCTTTGCGCGTGACCTGGCTCAAACCGTCAACCGCATCAAAGACCTTTCCGAGCAGTTCGGCGTCACCACAGACGAAGTGCAGCGCATTGACTTTGCCCTCAAGCAAAGCGGTCTTGCCTTTGAGGATTTTGGAATGGCCATCACCAAAATGGGTGGTGCCCGCAAGGAGGCCGTCGAGAACGCCGGTGACCTGCGCGAAGCCTTTGAGCGATACGGCCTGACGCTGGACAAGCTCAACAGCCCGCTGCGCAGCAATTCCAGTTTAGTCATCGAGCTGGCCAACAACATGGCCAAGGGAGGAATCAGCACCAAGGAGCAGGCTGACATGGTGGAGATGTTTGGAACGAAAGCATCCAAGCTGGCCACGGTGCTGGCCAACCTGCAGGACGTGGAAGTGCCAGCCATGTTCTCCAATGAGGACATTGAGCGGGTAGACAAATTAACCAAGTCGCTGGAGGCGCTGTCCCTGCAGCTAAAGGTCATTGCCGCCACCACCTTTGGCGGTGCCATCGACACGTTCACAAAGGCAATTCAGTCGGTCACCACCAAGAACAAGAGCCCATTGGAACGGGCAGCGGCGCTGAGCGACATGGCGGTCATGCTCAGCAATCCATTCGCCGCAGTTGCCAAGAACCTGCTTGGCATTGGCGGCAACAAGGCAGGACAGGCCAATCAGGCGCAGGACGTCAAGAAGGTGCTGGACCAAGCCAACCAGATGAACGGCCAAGGGCTGTTCGAGGTGGACAAGAACAAGAAGGAGGAAAAGCTACAGGCAATGGCGCCGGCTGCGGGCAGGCCACTGCAAGCAGCCGACCAGCTCGGGCGCATTGGTGCTTTTAGCGGTGGCGCCTCCCAGAGCGTTTATCAGGAAATCCGCAAGAACACCTCCACCTTGCAGCAAATCCAGCGCGTGCTTGAAGTGCGCGGAATCGTGGTGAGGGACCTTTAGCCATGGCCATCGTCAAGGGAAGCAAAGCCATCCAGCTCATCCGCAAGGAGTATCGCTGGGACCCGCAGCAGAACGCTGCGATGATGGAGAGCGAATACCAGGGCAGCACGCTGAGCGCCATTGGTTTTTACAACAAGAACATTGGCGGCCAAAGCAACGTCAGCGTGACGATGGACGGAGGCGTTGGCCGGGTGCTCATCCAGTCGCCAACCTCCAGCAAAACCTCGGGCGTGGACGACTACGTCGAGCGCTACGAGGTCGGCGTGGAGTTCGTGGAAAAGGACATCTTTCAAGTCCCGGCCATTGCGCAGGAGGCGAGGGAATATGACACCATGCTGGACCAGCTTGGAGATGTTGAGTCCCCATACTACCGGCAGCTGGCAGAAGATGTCGCGACGAACAAAGGCAACAAGCCAAACGCCAGCATTTATCCACTGTTTGAAAAGGTGGTGCGCTACCTGCGCGACGGAGTGACCGGCTACGAGCTGGAATACGTGGTCATCCGCAGGAGCCGCAAGATACCTCGCGGGAGCTCCAACGTGGCAGCGATTGGCGACGGTTTGCTGGTCTACAGCACAGCACAGCTTGGCCTGCCTGATGACATTGCTTTTAGCGTCCCGGACAGCAGCGCACTGACGCCAATTTCCAGCGACTACATCTGGGGCTGGAGGCGCCGTCCGAGCACTAGCAGCGTCGAGGGAATGTACATCGACCAAAACAGCGAGTTCATCCTCTCGCAGTGGTCGTCGCTTTTCTACACCGCATCCACGACGGAGGCCGCATGGTAAAGCCCACGGCACTCCCGGAACGCGGGCCGATGAAGCGCTACGCCCAAGCCATCAACCAGCTTGGCGACCTGGCCCAAAGCCTGCGCATCCAGCGCGGTCTAGGCTACAACGTCCATCACACGGCTTACGGTCAGGTTATCAAGCTCGACCGTGTGTCCGGTGGCGAAGATGGCGAGGACGGCAGCACCATCCAACGGTTCCAAGTGCGAGCCTTGGAGAACGATTGGCTTGAATGCCGAAAGCTCAAAGACAACGGCGAACTCGATGACGCCGACACGACCACGTATTACGTGGCCAAGCCCGTCCAGCTGCGGGTCAGCACGCTCGGCGGCACCACCAACACGGCGCTTGGTTACACTTTCACCATCAGTTTTCCAACGGCTGGCGACTACGGCAACACCCGCCGGCTGACCAACACCAGCGACAACAGCCGCTTCATCAACGAGGTGTTGTTTCCGGCCTACGAGGTCGGCTCGGAGATTTACGCCTGCGAACCGGAAGACAAGACCGGCGTGTTGCGCAATGAGGTCCGGTTGACCTGGCTGGACTTGAACGTGGACGCGCGCTGTTACCGGCCCAAATACCAGCGCGTGGCGGTCTGCGTGCAGGAAGGCGGCCAGACCGTCACCCGTTACATGTACGTGGCCGGAGGGCCAATCCAAGCATGAGCACCACCGTCACCCAGAACATCTTTGTCAACATCGCCGAGAAGCGCCTGCAGAAGTCGGACATCGACGGTGGCGAGGCCAGCATCGGGCCGCTGTTCAAGTATCAGAGCGTTCCCATGACCGTCTGCTTGGTGGAGGAAAGCACCACCAGCGTGCTGCCTCTCTATGAGCGCAAAGCCGTCAGCAACCTGAGCCTGCGCGTGTCTCTGAACGACACGCTGGACGATGCCTCGCCACTGGTTCAGCAGACCAGCTGGACGGCAGACAGCGGGACCAACACGTTCACTGGCACGCTCGACCTCAACACGGCCGGCATGAACAGCTACGTGGGCAGCGCGACCAGCGTCACGGCCTACCTGCAAATTGAGTTTAGCCAGAGCGGTGGCGGATGGACACCGGTCTATCAGCAATCCATCACGGTCAAGAACTCAGTCACCCAACCCACCAGCACGAGCCCGGACCCGACCCAGACCTACCGCACGGCCGACGAATCGGATGGCATCTATGACACGCCCATCATGCGTCAGGGCGTGTTCAAGGTCATCGTCAGCAACAACGGCCAATGGCAGCGCGTGCTGGGCGTGGACGACAACGGCACGGCGGTTGACCAGATTCTCCCTTTCCCATGAAGAAGCTCCTCGCATTCCTTTTCCTTGCCTTGGCCCTGCCTGCTCTGGGCCAGCGCATCACGCTCACCGTCACGGTCACCAATCGGGCCGTGACAGGCGACAGCATCACGGTCAATGGCGGCCTGCGCTTTTTCACCAATGCGACCAGGGCAACCACGATTGCCACCAACCTGACCAGCATCAACGCCACCAAGACCAACCTGTTCAACCAGTTCGCCGCCTATCCGTGGAGCGGGCTCACGCTGGCGGATGGCAACACCAATGCCGGCAGCGGAACCAACAGCTTCCGGCTGGTTGGCAGCGCCATCAGCGCCAGCCTGAGCGGGTCGTGGGGCTATCTCACGCTGTCCACGCAGGCTGGCAGCAGCACCTTCCCGATGCTCTACCCGCTGGCCAACGTGGTCGGCGAGACCAACCGCACCAACCAAGCCAGCGACGTCGTAGCCGGGCTTAACACCTACGCCACCAACCTACTCGCTACAAACGCCACGCCGCTGGGCAACTACCTTAACAAAGGAGCCAGCACCCAGCAGGTGGTCATCGCTCCGGTCCAGTTCAACGGGACGCTGCGGGCCAGTGGTGCCGTGGCGCTGACCAATGGGTTCACGCGGGCGGTGACCAATATCAGTCCTGTCACCTCCAACTTGGTCAACTACGGCAACGCCATCCGTTCTGAAGGCAGCGGTGGAAACAGCCTGCAGGTGGGCAGCAATGCCTTGGCTAGTGGCTCGCTGAGCATGGCCATGGGAAATAGCTCAAAGGCATCTGGTATCAACGGTGTGGCAATCGGAACAGAGAGTGTTTCCTCCAATGATTATGCGGTCGCAGTTGGTTATCAGGCCAGAAGCGAAGGAACTTATTCCGTTGGAATTGGAAACCAAGCTTCTGCAACCAACAATGCAGTCGCCATTGGAGCCAACGTCCAAGCCTATGGAGACGGCAGCATCATTATTGGCGCTGACAGCTCAACAACATCAGAAGGCGCCATTGGAATCAATGGCACGGCGTTAAGCGATTACACGCTAGCCATTCTTGGAACGGCATCAGGTTCCAAGTCGATTGGAATTGGCTACGGAGCCAATGCTGCCAATGACAACAGCCTTGCCCTTGGCCCTCCCGACCACCTCGGCAATGCCGTGTCGAGCACCACCACGAACCAGCTGCGCCTAGGCACGGCCAACCACGTCCTGTCAATTCCGGGGTTCATCCGCGGCACCCTGTCCAACCTTGTCACCGTGGCCGGCCAGACCAACGTCCTGGCTGGCGACCTGTCCACGCCAATCGCCACGCTGACCACGATGGCCAATGGAGCCAACCGCCTGAACATGGGCACAAACTCCGTGGTGAACATCACCGGCAGCCCGACCGCGGCATGGAGCATCAGCGGCATCATCTTTGGCTCAACCACCCCACGTGATGGGCACCGCTTGAGCCTGCGCAACGGCACCGGCTACGACGCCGTCCTGAACCACAACTCCGGCTTGGAAGCCGTGGCAGCCTACCGCCTCAGCAGTCCGACTAGCGCCGACACCATTCTGACCAACGGCGCCACGGCCCAGCTGGTCTACAGCGCCAGCGATGCGCGGTGGCTCATCTGGTCGGTCTGGGATGGCCGCGTGCCGGGCGTGTCGGCCAGCGCCACCAACTCTCTCACCAGCATCTACACCAACGGCGTGTCCGTGTCGGGTGCGCTGCTGACCAACCTGAACATCATCTACGGGTCCAACATGGTGTTCCGCGCCACCAACACCAGCGGCAGCGTGGACCTGCACATCAGCAGCGCGGCCGCGGGTGGAGGCGGAGGTGTCTCGCTGGTGACCAACGCCAACCAGTTCGGTGCGGACACCACGTTGACCATCAAGACCAGCCCGCTGGTGACCAACCTCATCGCCCACGGCACGGCCAGCCTGCCGTCCCTGCGCGTGGATGGCTCAGCCAGCGCTGCCACCAACATCCTTGAGGTCTGGGCTGGTGGCACCAATCGCACCGTGCGCGTGGCCAGCGATGGCAACTTCTACCTCGTCGGTGGACTCGAGGCTGGCGCCACGGTCACGGCCAGCGGATTCAAGAGCACACTTCAAGACCAGGAGCGGGTGCTGGGCACGGACTCCGCCGGCAACTTTGTCGAGCTGACCACGCCGGTGGCGACGCTGGGGTACATCGACAATGTGACCAGTGATATTCAGACGCAGCTGGACGGCAAGCTGAGCGGTGCCACAAACGCTAACCAATTTGGAGCTAGCACGACGCTGACAATTAAGGACACGCCGTTGATTACCAATCTGTGGGTATACGGAAACAATACAAACGCGTTGCGCGTAAACAGTGGCGTCATTACAAGCAGCGTTCCGGCGCTTGATATTAGTCAGACGTGGAGCAATTCCGCAGCTACATTCACAGGAATTAAGCTAAATGTTTCTAATACAAACAGCACAACAACCTCCGCCCTAATTGACCTCCAAGTGGATGGGTCATCTCAATTTAAGATTCGCAGAACCGGAATAATGGAAGCCGCAGGTGGAGCCAGGTTTGTTTTTGGCAACACGTCCTTTGCTGTCGGAGAGGATGCTGTTGGTGTTTTCTATTGGAATAAAAATCAGATTTCAATGTCCACAAAAGTAAACTTTGGAACAACGGACGACACATATTTATCAAGAGACGCAGCCGCCGTTCTCCAACTAGGAACCGACGCCGCCACCACCACCACCCAAACCATCAAAGCCCACGACGGCAGCGGCACCGACAAAGCTGGTGCATCGCTCAGCATAAACGGCGGGCAAAGCACCGGCACCGGAATTGGTGGTGCGCTCATTAAAAACACCAGCCTAACAGGAGCATCCTCCACCAACACCGCCAACAGCTACAGCGTCCGGGAATACATCTACGCCGGCGAGACTACCCTGACCGAAGGCGCTGCCACGGGCTTCGTCACCATCGCGCTTCCTGCCAGCAAATACGCAGGCGTTCATGTGTTCCTTACCACCCACGCGGACGATGCCACGGATTTCCAAGCCACCACGGACATGTTCACCGTGTCGGCCGTGGCCAAGGGAACCAACGTCAGCAGCAACGTCTCCACTCCAACGCAAAGCACCATTGGCAGCACGGGCACGCTGACCACGGCCATCACCGTGACCAGCACCACCAACAACACGTTCACAATTAACTGCAACGCGACCAGCTCCCTGACCCAGACCACCCTCAAAGCCAAGTGGCAGATTCGCATTAACAGCGACGCCGCTGCCACCGTTACCCCGCTCTAATCATGAAACACATCCTGCCCATCATCTTGGCTGGCGCCATCAGCGCCTCCGCCCAATCCGTCACCATCAGCATCGTGGCTAACGACGGCACCGCTACGACGACGAACATCATGCAGGTGCCAGCCGTGCGCGTGCAGGGCTTGCTTGCCATGTGGGGTGAGGATTCCAAGAGCAAGACCAACGCTGGCGCCAGTGCGCTGACGTTCGGCCAGTTCATTGTGCAGGAAGTGAGGGACAAGGGCACCGACTACGCCAACCGCGGAGCCGTGGCCGACATGCTCAACT